ATCCACAAGGAGGACTTCATGAGAATAAAATCTCAAAAAGACACACTATGTAGACGGTTCAGCGCACTTGGTTTTAAGCAAGATGTTGTACACAATCTAGTTAACTCTTTCCAGAAATGGATTGAGTGTTCAGGCCCTGAATGGACCATCTCAAGATTGAAAGATCTTAAAGTATATTACATTCAGCAGTTAGCAGGAAATAATGTTCCTACACCACCATGGGTGGCTACTAACAGTAGAGGCGAGTTGTCAGGGGTATTCGGGAAAATAATAAGGGAAACCTTAAAACATCCAGAGGACCATAGAAAAGTTCAAAGAACTCTTTCTGCCCTGATGGTTTATTCTGAAATGCAATCAGACCACATCACAATGAAACAGTGGAAGAAATTTTCAACTTCGGTTGAAAAACGCCTTCCATATGACGTTGAGGTTGGTCTTGATAAGACATTCAACATAAACAAAATAGAGTGGGGAAACCGACATCTATCTCAAAACTACTCTTTTGTAAATTGGAGCATAAATGAAACAACTAGAGAGCCTTTAATGGCTTCTCTTATTGACGGGACCGGAAAGACTCAGAAGGAAACTCCTGAAGAAATAGGTAATGGTTTTGACCATCCTCTTATAAAAGATTACTTTTATTGAGACTATTTCAACAGAGTAGTTGATATCGGAGGCCATATGGACCTGGGATTCGATGATAGTTATCCGAAACTGGATAATCCAACATTGACTATGCTAAAAAATCGAAATTGGGATCCTAGATCTCAATTAGAAGATATAGCAGTAGGAAAAATTGGTTTTATTCAGGAAGCGGGCTACAAACTTAGGTCTGTAGCTAACCCTCATAGAATCTTTCAATTTGCTCTCGACCCCCTTAAAGAGGATCTACTAAAAATCTTAAAACATTTGCCGTCTGATGCAACGCACCGTCAAGAAGACGGTGTAGAATGGGCTCAAGAGGAGTTAAAGAGAGGTAACTCTCTTTCTTCTGTCGACCTTTCTGATGCAACAAACAATTTTCCACTGCAGGCTCAGACATATATGCTAAAAGGCATATATGGTCCAGAATGCAAAGAGATTCTCAATTTGTTCCGGGATGTAAGTAGATCACCATGGTTGGTGAACGATCCAGAAACTAAGTCATTAAGACAAATGAGATGGTCAGTTGGTCAGCCCTTAGGGCTTGGTCCTTCTTTTCCATCATTTGCTCTTAGTCACCATGGTATAATGTGG